CTCCACGATCCCAACCTTTAATGTCTCCACTATCGGTGTATTCGAATCGCTCTAATCTTTTCCCCACTTCATTAAAACCCCCATACTGCATCACTAGGCCATATTGTATCCAGGATGTGCGATAGTTCTTTAATATGTTGGCATTTTGCCGTCCATAAATTAGCTTTTCTTGCATTGCTACATCCATAGGGGGGTTAAAGGTTCCGCGTATTTTATTATCAACTAAGATTTCCTCAATCTCTTTTAGTTCATACTTAGCATTGTAATCACAAACCCGTACTTTAAAAGTTTCTAAAACGTCTCGTTCCATAACCTCTTTATTGTCGATAAACTCTCCTTTATTTATCATGCCTTGGGCACGATAATAAGATGAAGGAGATGCACTTCGATTAACATAAAAAGAATCATCTGGATGTACGGTGGTCACAGCTAACTGAGTATGAAAGTATCGCTTGGCTAAGACAATGACGTAGTCTTGCAGCCGGTCATGAGGATATTGATGTGGCTTATCACATTTCTTAAAAGAAAGGGATAAATTGGTTCTGTTCTGCCTGACTGGTGCATGTGTTGCATGGTCAGTAACATACTTAGAGTCATCAAATAATCCAGATTTCTCATATGCTGCAAAATAGGGACATAATTTTATTTGAAGAGGTGATTTGTTTCCCAACTGCTTCATGTGTCCCATACTACGGCCTATTACTTTCAGATGTTCATACGTACGCAGGTCTTCGGTACGCCACCCAAGCTCGGGGATTAGTCATATTCGCGCAACTCGCGCGAGGATCCACCCTACTGTCGCAGGTGTGAATACAACAAATAAATTTGCAACATCCTTCCCTCGAGTCCCAACATGCATCCCATAGGCCTCGTCGTTGTACACAACGAGTGCTCCACAATCCCCTTCATCCGAATTTACCGTATATTCGGACTCGCCAAGAACATTTGTCCAGCGCCATGGATTGCGGGTTGGGGCATTCACCCATTTCTCAGCCCGTTTCACAGTAATACACAAACTGAACTCGCCATCTCGGCGCTGTCCCAGTTTCATTGCCTTTACTCCTGAAACTGACTTCTCTAAAACTGCTTGCGTCTTCGGCCCTAATACAGCTAGATCGATTTCCGGGTGAATAACAAATTGCTGCCTTTCAATTCCCATCACTGCTTTACCAGTGACGGTGTATAATTGCAAATTTTTGTGTTCAAAAAAATGTGATGGCAAGGTCCACACTACGGCTCGGGTTTCTTTATCACTCATGTTTACGCGTGACATATATCCAAGCTCAATAGATCCAGAAACCACTACCAATCGATCCGATGGTGGTCCATCAGAAGGTAACAATGTAGCTCCTTTCATGGAAGCCTCTCTCCCTTTTCGTGGCAGGATGTCATTTCCTTTCCTTTCCTGCCGTTGCATTTGAGCGATCATATTCTCGAGCTCCTTAATCCGTTTAATTGGATCAAGTGTTGTCATCTCGAGGACATTCTTTTTCTTCGCTTCAGGGGCGCGAGTGGCTTCAGTGTCATAGCCATTGTCATGGTTGAGCCCATGCCTTCTTGACCACTGGTCGCTATAATCGCGTGCATGCCATTGTTGCATGTCAAGATCCTCTTGGTAACCATGGTACCAGTCATCGAATTTTACATCAAGATCATATCCATATCTTTCCAAATACTCAGTCTCCCGTTCATATTTGTCCATTAATTCCTCTTGATCATAATTCTCATCTTCCCATTCATCCAAGAGATCATCAAGTGCTTCATGGTAGTAACCCTTTTGATCCAGGTACTCATACCACTTAGTTCTACCTAATTCACCCATCTTCTGAAACTCACGTCTCAGTTCATACAGGCGATTGTAGGTCTCAGCACCTTCCCGCTTTCCCGGGGTCCGTTTCGCGATATTTACCTTTCGACCACGGATCTTTCGATTTGCCTCACGAGTAACTTCATCACTCTGTGAGTTCCACATAACGTACAACACGCAGGCGGCAGCAATTGCCAAAGTAAGGAAAACTTTCCAATTCAACTTCTTCAATATCCCTTGTTTAATCCTTACCAGGCCATCAAAAATCTGCCATTGGTTGCTACCAACATCGATTGCACCTTCGACTTCAAATGCTTCAAATTCGACTGGTTCAACCGCTTTATGATCGGATTCCTCCCAATCACAACGTTGGCAGTAACGGCTAGTTTCACCCGATGTCAGTTCAATAGGTTGAAACGCGTCACACGAGTAGGTCTTAAAACCCTGTTTTGTACTGTTTTCTTTCCTCGCTTCACGTCCACTCTTCTTCGTGGTATAACCACACGCATTTATTAGGGTTTCCAAACTTCTGACCAATATAAAATTGTCTTTCAATAATCCCATACTGTCATCGAAACCTAGCGTGGTGGCA